TCATTTAATTTCTTTAACCTCCTTATTTTAATTAAATCCAGGAAGTCCTGATTCTAATCCTGCCATTCTAACATAGAATGCTGAAGAACCATCAACTACTGCATTAAATAATTCATGCATTTGAGTTATAATATCATAAACATCGTTTAATGATACACTATCATTTTCTTCTTCTGCTTGTACACTTAAATCATTTTTCTGATCATCAACATTAGCCATTTCAGCATCCATTGCATCATCTCCAGAACTATTTCCTACATAATTTGTAGTAGATGTTTGAATAGTGCTTGAATTATTAGTTAAACTAAATCCTCCAACACCTCTAGTTACACTTCTTAATCTTTCAGAACTATTAGTACTCATAGTATCTAACATTCCACTGACATTACCTGCGTTTCCTAGCGCACCTACTAAATCTCCAATAGATCCAAGTAAAGATCCTGATAGAGCTCCTACTTTCATTAAGTCTGCTACAGTAGTTTCTAAGTCAACCATGTTACCCATAACTGAAATACTAGGAATTCCAATTCCACCTACTAAATCATCTAACATATTAGAAGCACTTCAAATACCATATAAAGCAGGATTTGATGCAATTCCTTCTGATAATGTATATTGGAAATTTTCTAAAGCATTATTCATAATTTCTCCGACTGACATACGAGAAGCATAACTTCCCATCATACTTCTTGTCATATTAGTAGCAGAAGAATAATTATATTCATTACCATATTTTGTTATATCAGTTATATCATTACTTAAATTAACTGCTGCCATTATATCTGATGTTTGTAATCCATATAATTGAGCAACTTGAGATTGAACAACATTATTTCTAGTAGCAATAGTTTGTAAATAATAAACCATAGATTTCATTAAGTTGTTCATATCAGATCCATCTAATCCATTTACTAACATTTCTGAAAGATTCATTCCTGATTGAGCAGCTGCCATTGTTAATAATTTACCTGCACCTGAATCTAATGAATCAATATTACCACTAGCTAATCCACCTAAAGCTTCTGCAATAGAAGATACTCCTGATTGAGACATTCCTACAGAATATAATGAACCTAACCATTTTTGTGCTTGGAATTCAAATCCAATACTATCTTTATAATCCATTAAAGAAGTTGCTTGATATAAAGCTGAAGTTACACTATCTGATACATTTGATAAATATTCAGTATTTTGGTATTCCTCATTTAAAAACTTATTTAAAGTAGCTTCCATACCTAAACGAGCTTCGGTTGAATCTGCTTGTTGAACTCTTATTATTTCTAATAATGTAGAATCAAAAGCATCAAAGGTTGTAGCAATATTTTCAGAAACTGTAGCTAAGAAAGCTCTTTCCTCTAAATTATAAGAAATACCTTTATCAATAGCTTCATTTAATTTTTTCATTACATCAGCTTGTTTAACAAGTCCTGATGCTCCAATTGATTTACTAACTAAATCAGAAATACTTGAATGTCCTTTTCCACTTCCGAAAAGTCTTGTATCCCAATCTGATTTATAACTTGCTATTTCTTCAATAGTTGAATTTAATTTATTTACTAGATCAGCTGTTTTATTAGCTATATTATCTAAAGCTTTTACAACTCCAGCTCCTCCAGTATTTCCTCCAGCTAATTGACCTACAAGACCTTTAGTAAGATCTTTTAATCCTTCTTTTATATTACCTGAAAATAATTCTGATAATCCAACATCTGTTTGATCTTTAGCTATATTTAAATTTTCTTGTGCTTTTTGTTTAGAAGCATCTATCTTATCTTTTTTAGATTGAACTTGCTTTTTATTATCATCTTGTTTAATCTTTTTAATTTCTTCTTTTTGCTTTTTTATTTCAGCTTTTAAATTTTTCTTTTCTTCTTCACTATTAGTTGCTTCAGCTTGAGCTTGTAATGCTTTAATTTCTTTAATTTTTTCAGCTACTTCTTGCATTTGTAAAGCATGTTGTGATTCTTTTAAATTAGCTTCTTCCTGCAATTTTTGTTGTGCTTTAATAGCTGCTAAACGTTCTTTTTGCAATTCAAATAAAGCTTTATTATTTTCTTTATTCTCTGTATTTATCTTATTAATTTCTAAAGATGCTTTCTTTAAGTTTTCAAGATATTCAGTTCATGCTTCTGTAAAATCTTTTCCGGAAAATAAATTTTCATCTTGATCTCTCAAATTATCAGCCATAAGGTTACCTCCAATCTTTAAAAATATTTTTTTACTAATATATTGAATTTAGCAGTAATTAAGAATTTAACCTTTTATTTTTCTTAGCTTTAGCTTCTTTTTTAATTTTATCCATTTGCTCTTTACTTCTTTCATTTTCTTCTATAATTAAATTTAATAAGATATGTTTTTCACTTGGAGTTATATTAAGAAGATCTGTATAAGAAGTATGTAGATTTTTAGCTATTACATATAATTCTTTTACTATTTGTTTATATCTATGAGGGCCATAATCTTTACCGTCTTTAGTCTTCTTTGGGTCTAAAAAACTCTGGCCCGAATCGAAAAAAGGTTAATATATTTCCACCACATTTATCACAAGTTAAGTTAAGTTTAGTATCTAAACCAAAAAATGCACTTGCCGCATCTATTTTATTTATAATATAATTATAATCTCTAGCAGATAATGCATTTACATAATTTTCCATCTCTGCATATCCTAATTTTCTACCATCAACTGTATCAATCATTTCTTGTAATTTAATTAAAGGTGTAGGATCTAAATTAAAATTTGGATTTTCTTTTTTAAATTCTTTTATTTTAAAATCTATATTATCTGCTATTCTAGGAGTTTTTATTTTAAGTTTTATATTACGTTTAGAAGCAGGTAACTCAAAAGATAATAATTCATTAAATTTATCTTCATCATAATCTTTAATTTTTAAAGAATCTAAATCAATTTTAGAATTATATACAGCATCACAATGAGGACATCCTACAACCATTTTATATTCAGGTCCGTAAGTAACAACTCTTAGTTTATGTAATAAATACTCGTAATCTGCCATACACATATCATAGCAAGATATAGGTAATTTAGTTAATAAACAATCATCTATAATTTCACACAAATTTTTATAAATATATTGGGAATTAGATGTTCTTTTCATTTCATCTCTTACTGTCATACTTCTTAATTTAATTCTAGGATCAAAACTATTTTTATATATTCTTGCTTTTGATGGAAGAGTGTAGTCTTCACAAATAGTATATTCTATATTACTCATCGTATCCTCTCTCCTTTTGTAAATAATAACGTCTAATATAATCTTTTATAATCATAGCAATAATATCTGGAATAGAACAAGAATAAGTATATCTTAATTTTTCTAATTCCATTTTAGTAGTTTCATCTAAATTAACGAATATTCTACTATTATCTTCAGATAAGTGTTCATTCAAAATATTTCTTATAAATGCTGACATTGATATATCACTATCAAAAGATTCTTTTTTTAGCCTTTGACGTAATGTCTCAGGAATTTCTAATGCAATTATTCTTTTATTCATATTATTTAATCATTCCTTTCATACATTAAATTTAGCTTTTTATAATTTTATAATTTTTTAATTCAAAAAGAAAAGAGGATATTAATCCTCTTTTGCAAATATTTCATCAGGCATGTGCATAACTGCTCTATCGTATTGAAGTGTTACTGAAATTTGTCTTGCACCTGATGCCTCTACATCAAATGGACTTTCACTAATACTTGAAATCCAACAACCAATTAATTTCCAATATCTAATTTGTTTATGATCTGGAGTATATTCAATTAATGTACAATCATGTTTATATCCTTTATGTACTACTCCATTTTCATCTGTTCAAGTTCCTGCACGTCCTTGAGTATCTGTTATAACATCATAAGCTAATGCTTGTCATGCCATTAAAACGTTTTTAGTTTCTAATCCTACAAAATCTTGGAAATCTAATGTTCCTGATTGCCATGTTGGTACATCTGCAAATTTAACAACTGAATTTCCACGTTTAACTTCAATTTGTCCTAAATCAAAATGAGGAACAAATGATTTGTTAACACTTAGTTTAATAATATCTTGAGCTGTTCTTCCTGTATTTTTACCTGTTACATACTCATTATCTTCATTTTCACCTGTATAAGCAAATTGTGGATATACTAAATCTCCTAAATCTTCAATTAATAATGTGAAGAAATTACTTCTTGCTGACTCATAATCCTGAATATTTTGACTAATATGATAAGTTCCTAATCTCTCTGACATTTTTACTTACCTCCTTTACTATTCAATAACCTCAATTGAATCTGTGAATTCAATTGTGAAATCGAAATCTTCTACTGCTTCAATTGGTGCAATTGTAACTCTTGCTGATAAAACTGCTTTTTTACTTGTAGGAATTTTAGTTATTTTATATCCTCTAATTCCTTGATTTGCTTTCATTGTTTCTAATAAAGGTTCAACATCATTTTTAAAATTAAACCATAATGTATCTGAATTAGGTTCAAATGTTCTAGTTCTAGATGCTCTATATAATGTTTTCTTTAAACTACAAGCTAATAATCTAATATTTAAGAAATCAGAAGCAATTAATTGAACATCTCCTCCTGATTTAGGAGCACTTAATGGATGCATTGTTCTATTTCCCCAAATAACATTTCCATAAGGTTTGACATTTGCTATAACATTTGTAGCAATATGATTTTCTCCTGAAGTTTTTCCATTAATTGTTTGAGTAGTTCTTGGTTGGAAAATATTAATAGCAGCATCTCCATATTCTTCACTTAATTGAATAGGTGCTAAAGGTGATATTCCTCTAACTGAACCTGCTATTGCAAATCATTCAGGAGTTCCTTTTCCAACAGAACTTGAATAAGCTACTAAGTAATTTAAGCTAGCAGGGAATAATTTATTTACTGCTTTTCCATTATAATCTTTTATACTTGAAGATTGAAACATTGGAGCAAATACTGCTGCATAATTTCCTGCTTTTTCTGTTGTTCGCGCAAATGTTACACCTGTTCTAGTTACATCATTTTTAGCTGATGTTAAATTATAATTTACTGTATTATCAACTGCTTCAGCTAATTTTTTATTATTAGCATAAGTTATTGTTGCATCACTTTTAGTTCATACTTTTAATGTATTTCCATCTTCATCTTCTGTGTCAACGAATGAATAATTTCTATAATCTGAACTAGTTGATAATATCGCAACAGAATCTCCTCTTTCAGCGGCACATTCAATTGCTGCATTTGACATATTTATATTATCAATAACACCTGTAGTTATAAATAATAAATCATATAATCCTTTATCCTTATAATCTTCGTATAAGTCTGAACATTGTGTAGCGTTTAACTTTTCTGCTTCCTCTATATCAGTGTAAGCACCAAAATATTGTACAGGTAATCCTTGATTTAAAAGTGTTAATACATATGTTATAGAATCATCTTCTAATAATGTTGTAATATCACTTGAAGCGTCTTCAATTGAATCGATAATTGAATCGACTTTATCTGTAAAATCCTTTTTATTTGTATAGAAACCATCTAAAGTAATCTTAGAATCATCTTTAGTTGCTTCTACTTTAATACCTGGAACTAATACAGTATTTTCAACATAAGAATAACTACCAGAACCCGTATTATCAATTTCTCTAATTGTAATTGTTGGCATACTACATTCTCCTTTTTATTAATAATTAATTTTATCATATAATTTAGCTTAGAAATTTATAATTTATTTTTAATAATACCTTCAACATCTTCTATTCTCTTATTTTGTAAAATTGGAATACTATAAATAAAAGCATCTTCTACTGTAAAGTTTAAAGTTCATCTAGTAAATTGGTCTGAAAATAATTTTTCAGCTATATCACTGTTATCTGATATTGTAGGATTTAATCTTATATAACAAGTGTGATTTATAGAAGAATTATTATAAGGAATTTCAATTTTCATATCAGGACTATTTATTAAATTAAAAATAAAATTTCTTAAATATTCATCTCCCTCTATAAATTTTTGTGTATAAATATCTAATTGATAAGATATTTGAATAGGAATAGCATCTAATTGTTTTGTTTTTTCTTCATTGTACTCTACTTTCTTTCCATCGCAAGATAAACTTCTTTTAGTAGGAATTGAAAGATTTATATTTGTATCTCTAGAAATTGCTATTAAAGGTAATGTTAAAGGCTTATCATTATTTTGATCCGCAGTAATTTGAAATAATCGATTTACTTCATTAGGTTTTAAAATAACCATATTAGGATCAGCAATTCATTTTTTAATTTTATTAACTACTGCTTCATCATAAAATCTTATACTCATTTTAATATTTTCTCCTTTTCATTATATAAATGATTTAAGAACACTAAAGTATTTTCAATAATTTCATAGAATAAATTAGTTCCTTTTAAACTTAAATTTCCTTTATTTATTAGGTTATAGATAGTAATTAAATCTAAATTTTTATAATAATTATTTTTTAAATTTAAAGTTTTTGTTTCTAAGTCTAAATAAAAATTATTTAATATTATATCTATTATATTATATATATTAATATCGAAATTAAAATGATCTGCTATCTTATTTAATCTGTTTCTTATTGTAACATTTTTTTTATCTTTACTTCTTTTAATTATTTGAAAATATTTTTTTGAAAAGAATTTTAAATGTGTTGACATTTTATCATAATTATATTCTGTCATGTATGGAATATCGACTAAAATCATTTTAAAATCTCCTTTCAATATATCTAATTTAGCTGAAATTTAAAGTTTTCAAAATGTATATATTTATATATATAATTATTTTAAAGAAAGGATAATTTTTATTTATGCAAGAACAAAAAAAGAAAAAATTTTCTTATTCTAAATTAGATACTTTTAAACAATGTGCTTGAAAATATAAATTAATATATGAAGATCATAATTTCATAAGTAAAGGTTCAATTGCTACAGAATTTGGTACTTTAATTCATTATATAGAAGAAACGATGGCTAATAAAATAATAAATTATGAGTTATTAAATTATGAAGAATTAAAAAATTTAACTTTAAATATAAACATTTTAGATGAAAAAGAAACTGTTTTAGGAGCAAATATTTTAAAAAATAAATATCCTAAAGAATGGTTTGAATTAGATAAAAATGGTAAAAATTATGAAGATAAGTTAAATGATTATTTAAATAAAGGTATTTATAGATTACGTGACTATTTAATTAGTAATCCTGATTTTGAAATTTTAGGAATTGAAGATGAATTTAATATAGAATTAAACGGTTATATTTTTCACGGATTTATAGATAGAGCTTTTAGAAATGTTGTAACAGGAGAAGTATTTATTGAAGATATTAAAACTTGGACAAAAGATTTGGATAAAGATGTATTAACAACTCCTCTTCAATTAGTTATTTATTCTTTAGCTGCTAAAGAATTATATGGAGTAGATGAATCTTTAATTCATTGTTCTTATGAACTTCCTTTATGGGATAAACGATATTCTGCAGGAACAAAAGGATTTATTAATAGAGGACTTAAAAAGATAACATCCTTATTAGAAGAAATTGAAGAAGAAAAATTTGAACCTAATCCTACTCCTTTATGTCATTGGTGTGACTTCTGCAATACAAATCCTAATCAACCTGAAGAAGGAAAAAATTTATGTCCTTATTTTTGTAAATGGACTAGAGAAACTAAAGGTTTTAGTGTGGAATATGAATGGTTAGGTATCGAAAATCATGAGAAAATATTAGAAGCATTTAATAATAAAAATGTAAAAGAAAACAAAGCTGAAATTAGAATAGAAAAAATATTACCTAAATTAAATGAAAATATTACTTCAAAAAGAATTTTTATTTTAAGAAAATAAGAGGTATAAAAATGAAATTTATTGAAAAATTAAAAATTTACAAAAATAAAAAATTATGTAGAAAATATCCTTTTTTAATACCTAGAAATGTTTGAACAGGTGAAATCTCGGAGAATTATAATTTTGAAGATACTTATAATGACTGATTAGCTCCTGGTTGAAGAAAAGCTTTCGGAAAGAAATTATGAAAAGAATTATCTATAGTTTTAAAAGAACATAATTATGAAAATGAGTTTTATTTTACTCAAATAAAAGAAAAATGAGGAGAATTAACAATGTATTTTTGTTCTCTTCCTGAAGATATATATGACAATATTTCTAAAATAATTACTAAATACGAAAACCTATCTAGAGAATATTGTTATATATGTGGTAGAAAAACTAAATATTATACTGTAGGATGAATTACATATATTTGTAAAAAATGTGCTAAAAAATTTAAAAATTCATCTGCTATAAAGAAAATTGGAGGAATTGATGATGAAAAAGATTTTTAAGTTATTTTTAGGAATATTATATTGGATTGTACAATTAACTTGAGGATCATTAATGACTATTGTTGGATTATTAGTTACAGGTTTCTGTATTATATTTTTAAAAGGTACTCCTCACAGAAATGGTTTTTCTTATATTGTAGAAATAGGTGGAAACTGGGGTGGACTTGACTTAGGTGCAGTTGCCTTATGTGGAAGATATAATACTAAAGGTCATAAAGCATATAGTCCAAATTGATTCCAAGAAACTAGAAAACATGAATTTGGTCATAGTTTACAAAATTTAATTTTTGGTCCTTTTACATTATTTGTTGTAGGTTTACCAAGTACTTTTAGGTATTGGTATCAAAGAATTATGAAGAAAAAAGGAAAAAGATTTCCTTCTGATTGGTATGACAGTATTTGATTTGAAGGAACTGCGACTACTTGAGGAGAAAAAGTAGTTACATGAATTGAAAATTAAACTTAATTAGATAAAATAGGTTGAGTTATCAACCTATTTTTTATTGTATTATAATATGTATTTTTATAACTATTTAGTGAAAGGAGTTTATGCATGAAATTTCTTATTTATGGAGATGTTCATTTTAGTACTTATTCTTCAATTATTAGAAGCAAAGGAGAGAAGTATTCTAAAAGACTTGAAAATTTAATTAAAAGTATAAATTGAGCTGAGGATTTAGCAATTAAACATAATTGTGATGAAATAATTTCTTTAGGTGATTTTTTCGATAAACCAGACTTAAATAGTGAAGAATTAACTGCTTTAACTGAAATTAAATGGGCTGATATTCCTCATTCAGTTATTGTTGGAAATCATGAATCTCCACATAAAGCTTTAAAATATAATAGTGTAAATGCTTTATATAACTTAGGGTTCAACATAATATCAGAAGTTTCTTTTAGAAATTTAGAAGATTGTTCTCTATATTTTTTACCTTATATCTTAGAAGAAGATAGAAAATGTTTAAGTGAATATATTAAATTAAATATTAATTCTAAGGATAGAAAAATATTTTTTAGTCATAATGATATTAAAGCTCAATTTGGACAATTTTTATCAAAAGAAGGGTTTGAAATAGAAGATATTGAACAGAATAGTTCTTTATTTTTAAATGGCCACCTTCACAATGGTAGTTCATTTTGTCGTAATGGATTTAACCTAGGTAATTTAACAGGCCAAAATTTTGGAGAAGATGCATATAAATATTCACATAATATTTATATACTAGATACTGAAAACTCGAGTTTAGAGTCTTATGAAAATCCTTATGCTTTTAATTTCTATCAAATCGATTTTAAAGCTAATTCAAATTTTTCTGAGTTAACTACATTAAAAGAAAATTCAGTTGTTAGTTTAAAATGTTTTAGAAATGATTTAGATAGATTAAAATCAATTTTAAAAGATTGTAAAAATATTACAGAATCTAGAATTATAGTAAAAAAAGAATTTTCAGATATGGAAGAATTAGATTCCACATTAGAAAAATTTAATAGTATTGATTACTTATCTCAATTTAAAATTTTTGTTCAAAATAAATTAGGAGTTCATCCAGTAATTGAGCAAGAATTAAATAGAATAATAAAATAAATATTTGAAAGGGAGGTTATAAAATCTATGTATAAATACTTTTTATTATATTATATAAAAGATTTTGATGATAAGTTAGTAGGAGGTTTAAATAGTACCTCTATTAATTTATCTTATGAATTAAATAAAAGCAGTATTAGAAGACTTGAAAATTTTTTAAAGAAAAGTTTAAATGTAAAAAGAGTAACTATAGTAAATTATTCTAAAATAAATTAAAGAAAGGAAATTTTAATATGAATATAAGCTTTGAAAAAGTTATAATACATAACTTTCTTTCTTATGGACATACTGAAATAAACTTAAAAGATAAAGGATATTGTTTAGTTTCAGGTATTAATAATAATCCATTAGATAACGCATTATCCAATGGTGCAGGTAAATCAACTTGATCTTCAGCGATTTGTTGGGCTTTAACAGGTCAAACTATTCAAGGAATATCTAGTAATATAAAAAATATAAATATTGATGAAAATTCTTGTTATGTTGAATTATATTTTTATATAGATAAAGATTATTATACAATAAAAAGATTCAAAGAACCTAAATCAGATTTAAAAATTTTTATAAATAATGAAGAAAAATCAGGAAAAGGTATTAGAGAATCTGAAGCAATTTTAAATCAATATTTACCTGATTTAAGTTCTAATTTAATAGCATCTATAATCATTTTAGGACAAGGATTACCTTGTAAATTTACCTCTAATTCACCTTCAGGAAGAAAAGAAGTCTTAGAAAAATTATCAAAATCTGATTTTATGATTCAAGATATTAAAGAGCGTTTAAATAAAGTTATAAATGAGAATAATACTTCTTTAAGAGAAACTGAAGATGCATTATTAACTATAGAAACAAAATCTAAGATGCTAAAAACAGAGTTTGAAAGTAATGATTTAAAATTAAAAGAATTGAAAAAACCTCAAAATTTTGATTCTAATATTTTAAAGATAGAAAATAATATTGATGATATAAACAAATCGATTGTACAAGCTAATAGACAGCTTTCTGAAGCTGAAAATGAAATTACTTTATTAGATAAAGAGTTAAATACTATTTTAAATGATAAAAATAACTTAATACAATCTGAAAATAATGAATTCAATAACTTTAAGAATGAGTATTTAAGTAGAAAGAATATTTTAACAACTGATTTTAATACTAAAAATAATGAATTAAATTCTGAAATGAATGTAAATAAAAATAATTTAAGTATTGAATTCAATAAAAATAAATCTTTATTTGATATAGATATATTAAAACTAGAAAAAGAAATTAAGGAATTAAAATCTATAAAGGATATTTGTCCTACTTGTGGACAAAAACTTCCTAACATAGTAAAACCTGATACTTCTATTCAAGAAACCAAATTATTAGAATTAAAAAATAGTTTAGTAAATTTAACTGAAAGTTATAATTTAAATTTAAAAAATACTAATTCAAAATATGTAACTCTTCAAACAGAGTTAAAAAATAATTATAATGTTTCTATTACAAATTTAGATTTGAAATATACAGAATGTTTAAAAGAGCATAATTTAATTTTAAATCAAATAGAAGATAAATATTCTGATACTATAAATAAATTGAATCAAAATATAAAAATTAAAAAAGATGTAAAAAGTAACTTAAATTTAGAAATTAAGAAAAATGAAGCTACTTTAATTATATTAACTAATGAATTAAATAAAATAAAACTAAATAAAGAGACTTATGAACAAAAAATTAATGAAATTCAAAATCTATTATTATCTATAGATAATAATATTAAAAAATTAGATGAAGAAAAATTGTATTATATTAATAAGAAGTCTGATATCTCTGTAAAAATTGAAATTGATAATAAAATAAATACTTTAATTAAAAGAGATTTTAGAGGATTCTTATTATCTAATGTTATTAATTTTATTGATAATAAGTGTAAAGAATATTGTGAAATTATTTTTGGAAATAATAATTTAGAATTTATTTTAAATGGTAATAATATTGAAATATCTTATCTAGGAAAATCTTTTGAGAATTTATCTGGTGGAGAAAAACAAAAAGTTGACTTAATTATTCAATTTTCTATTCGAGATATGATGTCTCAATATTTAGATTTTAGTTCTAATATTTTAATTTTAGATGAAATCTTTGATCAATTAGATTCATTAGGATGCACAAATTTATTAAATCTTATTTCTAATAAACTTAATGACATTGAAAGTACTTTTATTATATCTCATAGAAGTAATGAATTAGCTATTCCTTATGATTGTGAGATGGTTATAGTAAAAGATGAAAATGGAATAAGTAGGGTGAGATAAAAATTATGGATACTTTCAAAAAACCTGAAGGTATGAAATACACTGATATGTGTATTTACATAGATGCTAATATGCATAAAGTAGTAAATCCTAATGAATTTCCTCAAATAGAAGCAAATATTTATAAATATTTATATCTAATAGTAAAAGCTTTAGCTATTAAACAGCATTTATTTAAAGATTGATCATATTATGATGATTTTGCTTTGTATTCAGCAGGAGATTTATTTATGACAATGCGTAAAAAGCATATAAATAAAGGTAAAATAATAAGAGGTAAATTAGTAGAACCTGTTAAATCTTGTTTAAACTTTATTAAGTCTGTTTTATATCCTTTAAAAGTTAATTTTGAAAAAAATAGATTTGATGAAGTTATAAATCCTGAAATTGATTCTAGATTTAATTCTGAAGCATTACAAGAATCAATGAGAACTCAAGTTAGATCTCAGTATATAACAAGTTTAGATAAAGATCTAGAAGAAATTTTAAAAATATTTCCTAAAAAGATATATAATATGTTGAAAAAAGAAAGTCCTTTTAAAACAGATAAATTAATGCTTAAACGTATTTATATATCTTGTTTACTTAGTTTTATAAATAAATTAAGTTTACCTAACAAAGATAGAAAAAGAATAGAAGACAGAGAAAAATATCAAGAATATAAAAATGTCATATCTTTATATACTCAAAATGATTGAGAAATTTTACTCTGACATTTAGAACCTGGAATGGAAAATTATATTAGAATATTATTAGTTAAAATACAAAGACTATTTACTGATGAATTAAATACAACCCGTTCTAGATTTGATCTAAGTGATGAAGTTATAGATGGAATTTTAAAAACTGCATTTAAAACTTATGATAATAATCAAGGAGAATACTAGTTATGGGAGTTAGACAAGAAAGAAGAGATTGAATAAATGAGAGATTAAATACATTAGAAAAAACTGATGTATATTCTCTTATGTTATTTGCGTTATATAAATTAAGGGATGTTCCAGAATATACAGCTTTAAGTGAATTATCTTATATTTTAGATGGATCTAATTTATCAAAATTCTTATCTTTTTATGGAGGAATGACTCTAAAAATTCCTACTCTAAAAGATATGAGATTAATGATTCAAGCATTACTCTTATTTCAATTAGTTAATTTAGAAGAAACTGAATTAGAAGATGCAATAAAAGTTATTTTAGATAAAAACAGAGAGTTTTCAAGAGATGAACTATTAAAAGCTTACGATACTATATTATTAGTTTCTTCTAAATATGATTTTAGGAGAAACTAAAAATGCTTAACAAATTAAAAGAAAATTTAGTTATTATATCTAGAGACTTACATATGTATGATGTTGAAAGAGAATCATTATTTACATACTGTATAAATAAAAAGTTAGAAGCAGCAATGCTAAAATATAAAGAAGATATTAATTTAGATGCTGAATGAGTTCTATTTAATAAAAACGAACAAGTTTTAAGAGCGTTAACTCAAAATAAAAAATATAACGATAAAGAATTTTTAGATAATGTAATAAATAAAAAATTCAGAAGAGAGGTCGATTAAAAATGACTGATATAATAAAAGATGTTTCTATATTATCAACTATTCCAGAAAAGTATATAAATAAATTAATTCAACAAAAATTTATATATTGTATATGTGAGGCAATCCAGGAAGATATATTAGAAGGAAAAAATATGTCACAATTAGATATTGGATTAGGAACATTATATATTGGATATGAAGATAATGACATAAAATATAAATTTGAACCTAATCAAACTTTAATTAAATCAGTAAATGCAACAATTCTCAATAAGAAAAACATTTTAGAAGATGTTTTAAATAATGCTTTAGCTAAAAAATTTATAGAAGTGTATAAAGATATATGTTAGAAAAGAGTGCACATAGTTTTATAGAAGAAGAAGATAGAGCAAGGTATTTAAAAGAAGCCTATGAAAGAGGCGAAGATTTGAATGAGCTCATCCTATCTCCTAAAGATGTTATTTTAGTTGAGAAAATAATTGCAGCTGATAGTAAAGATGAATTACAAGCACAATTTGATTTATTTAATATGAATCAAGCTAAAAAGAATGCTTTAAGAATTTTAAAATTAAGATCTTTATTAGATAAAGTTGAAGATCAAGCTATAGAAAGATTTGAAAAAAGACCTGATCAAGTATCAAATAGAGAGTTACTAGATTATATGCAGATAGTATCTTCACAAATTGAAAAATCTCAAAATGTAGTGGATTCTTTACAAGATAAACCTATGATAAGTGCTGTTCAAAATAATACTGAAGTAAATATTAATGTAAGTCCTACTTTAAATAGAGAAAGTAAGGAAAAAGTTATTGATGTTATTCAAGCACTTTTAAAACAAACTTCTTCTAATTCATCTAATCCAGAATTAGTTGAAGAAGTTGAAATTGTAGAAGCTGAAGAAATTGAAGAAGTTATAGAAGAAGTAAAACCTTCAATTCCAAATGTTTTTAGTTCAGACTTAGATGAAGAAGATATAGATCCAGATTCTTTATTTAAAATTTAATTGTATATTTACAAAAGGAGATTATAATAATGAATGTAAATGAATTTTTCAAATATGTTGATAAATTTGAAGGTAATTATTCAGATGAAATTCTATTTGAGATATGTGATAAAGCTAAAAAAGAGACAGATCTTACATGAAAAGAACTTAATGATTACTTAAATATTAATAAATCAACTAATGCATTAAAAAAATGGTATTATAGAGCAAAAGATAAAAATCAAAATAATATAAAAATAGTTAAAGATCAATCAACTGATATTCCTCAATATGATAACGAACAAGAATTTGTAGATCAATATAAAATAATTACTCAAAATAGAGATATTATGAATAGTTATAGAAAAATGATTAGAGAAACTTCTAGAATTGAAGCTTTAAGAGATTATATTAAAGAATGTGTTAATGAATTACCAAAATTACCTAATTTTCCATATAGTATTAAAGTAAGAACTACTGGAACAGAAGCGGTAGCACTATTATCCGATTTACATATGGGTGTAAATTGTGATAATTTCTATAATAAGTATAATTTAGAAGTGGCTATTGAAAGATTGAATAGGTGAACAGATAATGTATTGCATTATTGTGATATAATGAATGTGAAGAAATTACATATCTTAAACTTAGGAGATATGATTCATGGATTAATTCATACTAGTGCTAGAGTAGAACAACAATTTGATGTGGTAAGTCAAATAATTAATGCTGCAGAATTAATAGCAAAAGCATTAAATAAATTATCACAAGCACCTATTGAAATATTATATAGAAGTTGTACCGATAATCATAGTAGAGCAGTTGCTGATTTACATTCACATATTGAACAAGAAAATTTTCATAGATTAATTGATTGGTATTTAGAAGAAAGATTGGCAGGAACTTCTATTAAATTTGTTAATGATAACTTAGATAAATCTATGGGATTATTTGAACTAGAGAATGGTAAGTTATTAGGGTTTGCTCATGGACATCATGATTCAATAAATGTTAGTTTCCAAAATTTTGTAGGAGCAACTAAAAAATTTGTTGATTATATTTGTTTAGGTCATTATCACTGTGAAAAAGTAAAATCTTTCCAAGGAAGTACAATTATTGTTAATGGATCAATTGTTGGTACTGAACAATATGCAAATAGTAAGAGATTATATAGTGATCCAAGTCAATTATTATTAATTTTTGATGGTAATAATAGATTAAATATTAGTATAAATTTAAAGTAAAAACTTAATTAAACTGCTATTAAATTAGCAGTTTTTCTTTTACTTTTAAATTGTATAATTATATATAATATAATTATGAAAGGATAAGATTATATGGCAAAAATTGATGTAAATTTATATTTCTTAGAAATGCAAGATCAATATTTTGAAATGTTAGATAATTTAAGAGAATTTAAAGAATTATCTATAGAAGGAAGAATAAGTCAAGAAGAATATGATTCTATGCTTCAAGAAGTTGAAATATTAAAAAATAACTATGAAAGATTAGCTTATATAATGTTTTTATTTAATAAGCCAAAAGGAAAAAATGCTAAAAAGAGAAACATTAATTTAAGTTGGTATAATGAGTTAAAAGGTGCGTCTAAAGAAGCTGTTATTAATGAGAATGCTAATGTTTTAGCAGATTTAAAGAAATTAATAGATTTAGGAAAGGAAAGAATAAATGGGTAGTTTAATTAGAACTGATTTATCTTTATTTGAAGATAGAATAGATGAAATAACTTCAAAGACAAATTATTCTGAAGTTAAAGATACGATTTCAATGTTAAAAAATGAGTTACATAAAAATAAAGATTTAGTTTGTTTATGTGCTCCTCAAATCAATAAAAAGCTTCGTATTTTTGTTGTTAAGAACTCAGATAATAAATATAAAGCCTTCTTAAATCCAATGATTGTAAACGCATCTAAGGAGCTTCATTTGAGCAGAGAAGCTAATGCAAGTATTCCAAATAAAGAATTTATAATTCCAAGAAAAAATGAAGTACATGTTGCATATCAACAACCTAATGGAAGAGTTGAATCAGAAACTTATTCAGGTGCATATTCTGAAGTAATTCAGCAGATGATAGAAATGTTAGATGGAATAACATTATTAGATTATGGTTTAGATTTAGATTCAGTAGGGGGACCTAAAAAATTTGATAAGGCTACTAAAAAAGATAAACAAACTGTAATTGAAATGTATTTAGATAATTTAAAAAATTTATCAAAAGATTTTGAAGATGAAATAAATAATAATGAAGAACTTAAAAATCTTAATGATACAATAAAATTCCAAACTAAATTATTAACTGGAGAAATTAAACCTATAGATTCAGATGGAAATATAATTGAAAATTATAGTCCAAAAGGAGAATAAAATGTTATTTGAATTTAATCAAGAACTTCAGTTTATGTCTGATATAGACATAAATGATATAGGTCAATTTGCAATAGAAGCTAATAATGATGAAGGAATGTTTTGATACTTAATTGTAAGAACATCTTTAGGAACTTGTACTATAACTTCTTGTGGTCCTTTGGTTCCAGATTTAGAATTACTTCCATCAGGATTTACACAAAAATTAGAAAGAATTCCTTTTAAAGAAGATAAATTATGTAAATATATAAGTATGTTTTTAAATGATAAAGGAAAGAAAATAACTAAAGCTGTCGAAATTGAAATTGAAGATGCTATAGAACAATTTAAAGATTTAAAAGAATATTTAGAAAATTATAGTGAGGAGATTTTTTAATGAGAACACCTCTTAGAAACTTTTATAATCAAATAATAGGTTGGATAGAAGAAGACAATAATGGAAATCAAATTGGAAGAGATTTTTATTTAAGAATTGTTGGAAGATATAAAAAAGATTTAAATGTAACTGAAGATTTTTATCATAGGGTTGTTGGAAGAGGAAATTTATTAGCAAGTTTAATTCAACAAGCTGATGATGAAAATAGAAAAAAGAAATAGAAAGGTAATAGTTAAACATGTTTTTTAATAAAAAAATAAAACTTTATGGAGTTTTTTTAGAAAACGATATGAGTAAATTATTAACTATTGTTCAGAATAAACAGGATATAAATGAATATGTAAATAAATTACTTAAATTAGAGCATTCAATCCATTACAGCACCTGATTACAAGTAAGATCTTTACAAGATTCAGAAGATAATTGAAAAGAATATTTTAATAAAGTTTTAACAGATGAAGATAAACTAAAATTTAGTGTTTGTAAACTTGTTTATAAAAAAGAGCAACTAAGTTCTATACTAAGAATGTTTTGTGGATGTACCCCTATAGGATGTTCTTTCAATACTCAAGCAGAATATAATTATTTTTCTCAACAATATGGAGATGATTATATGGAAACAGATACTTCAGAAGATGATTTAGATTTAGTTTCTTAAAGGAGTACATCTATATGGCAATAAATAAAGGAAAAGCTTTTGAAAAGAAATTTGCAGAAGATTTTATTAAAACAGTTCCTAATTGTAGTTTAGATCGTCTTTATGATTCTGTATCTGGATTTAAATCAATATCAAATATTTCAGACTTTATAGGATATTCTAAACCTAATATATTTTATTTAGAATGTAAAACTCACAAAGGAAATACTTTTCCTTTAACTAATTTATCTCAATATGATAAGTTAGTTAATAAAGTAGGAATTCCAGGAGTTAGAGCTGGAGTAATTATTTGATTTGAAGATCATGATAGAGTTATTTATGTACCAATAAATACTATTACAAATTTAAAAAATGATGATAAAAAGTCTGTTAATATTAGAACAATAGAAAAAGAAGGATATAAAATATTAAATATTCCTTCAATTAAAAGAAGAGTTTATTTAGATTCTGATTATTCAGGATTATTAAATTTAGAAGATTATGATTAATTGTATTATTATAAAATAATATGAAAGGATTAATTATATTATGGCAAAACCTAATTTAAATGATGCATTAGAAAATGTAGAAATGATTTATAGTGAAATTGCAGATATTGCAGGTGAAATGACTGATGAACTATTTACTCCTATAAATAACTTAGTTAACAGTGTTAGAGAAGATGTTAATAATTTATCTGTAGGAGAAATTAGAGAATATTTATTACGACTTCAATTACGAGCTTATCAATTGAGTGAAGTCAAGGATAAATCAGGAATTAAAGCAGAATGTGCAGAAGCACTAAGAAAAGAAAAATTTGCTAGGAGTTTTAATGAAGCATCTGGTTCAGCTGCAGTTAAAGATAATATTGCTTTAATTGAAAGTTCAGAACAAGTTGTAGTTGAAACATTATATAACTTAGTGGCAAACTTAATTAAAACAAAAGTCGATCAATTACATAGATTAATTGATACATTAAAATCTATCTTAGTATCTAGAATGCAAGAAGCTAAGATTAGTTCAATTATAGAATAAGGAGATAATTAAAATGGCAGAAGAAAAGAAAGCAAGTTTACTTGACTGAGCAAAAAAAGTAAATAAAGAATTTGATTCTAAAACATTATTAAGACGTTCAGATGTAATTCCAGGATATGCTAGATTACATACAGCGGCTTTAGGAATGGATTACCCATTATTTGGAGGATTACCTTATGGTAGAATTGTAGTATTCTCAGGAAAACAACATTCAGGTAAGACTACAGCGGCATTTGCTCAGTTAGCAGCATATCAAAGAGAAAATCCTGATAAGAGTTGTTTATTTATAGATGTTGAACAAGCTGTTGATATTGAATTCCAAGCTTTAATGAATGGAGTAGATTTAACTAAATTAATCATTTTACAACCTGAAGAAGGAATGTCAGGAGAACAAATTTTAGGTTTAGTTCTTGAAGCTCAATTTGATAATGATGATATAGGATTAATTATTTTAGACTCTATTCCAGCATTAGTTACAGCACAAAATTTAAAAAATGATTTTACTAAAGATACTGGAAAACAAGGAACAATTGCTAAACCTTTACATAAGTTTTGTGGTGAAATTCTTCCATCATTAAATAAAAAGCAAAACATTTTAATTTTAATTAATCAAGTTCGTGTAAAAGATGTTATGTATAATGGAGCACCTATTTATTCAGAGCCAGGTGGAGATGCACCTAAATTCTACTCAACTGTATCTGTAAGATTTGGTACTAGAACTTTTATGAAAGGTGAAGATGAAATTACAGGTGAAAATAATGGTGATGGAGCAGATGGATTTAGATTAAAATTCCAAATAACTAAGAATAAAACAGCTCCTTGTAATAGAGGTGGCGGATTTATTACTTATAGATATGAAACTGGAATGGATTCAATGCATGATTTACTTGAAATTGCCACAACATTTGATTTTATTCAAAGATTAAATAATGTAACATATCAATTAATTAATCTTGAAACTGGAGAAGTTTTATTAGATGAAGACGGAAAAGAATTAAAAGGTAAAAAGAAATATTTAATTGAATATATTAATTCACATAAAAATTTTAGAGAAACTTATATTAAAATGTTAACAGATTATATCAGTGCAAGTAATACTAAGAAACATTTATTAAGTGAAGCAGATGAAGCAGCAATTGCTGAGGAAGAAAAAACTGTAAAGCAGGAGTAATTTTATGATTGTAGGATTAAGAGAAAGAAAAAAAGATAACGATCCTAAAAAACCTACAAGATATTATTCTAAAAATCAAGAAAAAGAAGTTGCAAAAAGATTAGGAGGTAGCACCACATTAAATTCAGGTGCTACTCCTTTTCAAAAAGGTGATATTAATGTAGGAAATTTATTATTAATTGAATGTAAAACTAAAACTAAAGATAGTGATTCAATTAGTATTAAAAAAGAATGATTAGAAAAAAATTTAAAAGAAGCATTATTTATGGGAAAGAAGTATAATACATTAGCTTTTAATTTTGGTCCAAATCAAAAAAATTATTATATATTAGATGAATGTTTATTTGAAGAGTTTATTAATTATTTAAAAGATATAAATAGTTAAGGAGGTTTTAAATATGAGAAGTTTTAGTTATTTAAAAATTCCTTTACATGGTTTAACATTTAAAAAATTAGATACTAATGAAGTGTTTTATAATGAATTAGAATTAGATTTAAGATGTTATTATGCAAGTAAAGATGGAATATATTTTGATGAGCCTATATTTCAAGATTTAAATAATTATTTATTAATGGATAATGAAGGAAATGAAATAACTTTATTTTCATATTTAAAGCAGAATAATTATTTAACTAATAAATATGTTATAATTTCAACTAGATTAAATAAACTATTAAGTATTCAAGATTTGGATGTTGGAAGTTGTGAATCTTTTTACAGTCTTAAAATATCATCAGATATAAGTCATTTTTTAAATAGCTTAAATTTAAGTAATTTTAAAGTTATTCCTAATAATTTCAATTATAATTTACATCCATCTTCTTTTTATAATGATATTAGAGATGATATTTTGTTTTTTATTGAAAGCAATAATATTGTAATTAGGGAACTATTAAATAAAAAAAGAATTGAAGTTATTGAGAAAGAATTTAAAAAAATATGTAACTATATGATTGAAAATGGTATATATTTTAAATTTAAGGATACTTTTACCTTTTTTAGATATTCTTTAAAGGACGAATTAGATTTGAAAATATCATTTTTAGATACTTCAGGTACAAATAAATTAGTTATAAATGCAAATAGAACATTTAATATGACTGAATCAGAAATTAATAATCTATTTGTTAATTTAGAATATAATAGAAAACTTATAGAAGCATATTACAAAAGTTACATTTTATATATAAAATCTATATTTAAGTTTGATTTCTGCATCTTAGATCTAAATAAATATGATAAAAATTTATTTACTTTTGGGTATATAAATGATTTTATATTTAAAAATATAAATGAAATATTTAATAATGAGAGGAATTAAAATGAAATACTTAAATAACAATAATGAACAATATATTTTACATTTTCCTTCTGAGGATGAATTAAATATCTCATATTTTTTTAAAGAAGAATTAAATAAAAAAATTAGTGTAAATAATCAAATTACAATACTAACAACTATAAAAGATTTACATTCTACTTTTTTAACCCAATGTTTAAAAAATAAAATACCTGTAATAAAAACTGAAAATAATAATATTTTAAAAGAAATTTCACATATAAATACAGAATATTGTTTAATTGTTAAAGAAAAAGATGCTATATTACTTAATGATTTAGATGATTTTTTCATAGAGAAATTTCTATCCTTATCTGAACCATTTGTTTTTGCAGGAATGTCTTCAGCATTTCCTAGTGAAAATCTTGAAAATTTTAATATTTTATTTTTTAAAGGAATATATAAATATATTAATTCATCTTTAATTTTCGGAAAAAAAGATGCTATAATTGAATTTTTTTCAAATTTAAACTTCAATTTATTTAAGGATAGTTATAATTTTAAACAAGATAATACCATTTTTAGAACTCTTTTATCAGATAATTTCTGTAAAAAGGATTTTAATAATTCTTATATAGATTCTCAAGCAAAATTATTTTCAACAATAGTATGTCCTTTTTCTTACATAAAAGATAATATAGATTATAAAGAAGTTATAAATAAGTTTGATTATAATTATATTTTTAGAGGTGAAATTTAGTGAACTATTTAAGCATTACAAATTTCAATTTTAATTCAGTAAATGATTATGAAAGTTTAAATTTAATAGAACAGAATTCTAGGATATATGGACACAAACATCAAGATGATAAAATCATCTTTGAAGCAAACTTTGTAGCTTGTCCTTGCATATATTATGTGAGACAAGATGATTTGTTTTGCTTTAGTTTTGATGTTGATCAAGTTGTTGAGTTTGCTCAACAGCATAATATTCCTTTAACAGATACATATGATAATTTAAAAGATATAAGTGATAATATTAGATCTCATATAAAATCTTCTATAATGAAAAGATATAAATATAATATAAATTATATTGAAAAATGGAAGAAAGTTACTTTAGATAATAAAGGAAACTTTAAAATAGAAGAAAACAATTTTATTCCATTTCAACTTGAAATAAAATATAATTATTCTTTATTTAAAAAATGAGTTATTAAATATAAAAAGTTAGTAACTAATTTAATTAATAAAAATAAGTTTATTCCTACTATAACAGCAGGGCTTGATACTAGAGCTTTAACTGCTTTTTATAGAGATAGAATTAAAGATATAAATTATTATTATTTAACAGCAATAAAAGGTGATGGAAAGAATAACGTTAATAAAGGATTAAAAGAGGTTGAAATTGCTGATAAAGTAGCTAAAAAAATTGGATTATTAGGTGAACGTGTTGAATTTTTAAATATAAAGGATAAAGAATATATAACTTTAAGTGGTCAATTTAATGAAAATATTAATTCATATGATAATCCTAATGATCCTGATTGGATATATAAATTTTTACAACATGCTTGAGGAAATACTTCGGATTATAGATATGATTATCAATTACTTCCTTTTTTGGATGATGATTGATTAATATTCAAACAAGATTTTGAAAATAAAGAGTTGCAAAGATGTTTATTTATGTTATTATTTGCTTCAGATATTTTACATATTCCTTTTATAAGTGGTGCTAGGTTATTTAATGTATATACTGAAGGAGCTTTTATTTCAGTAGTATTAAAAAATAATTTAAAAGCAGCTATAGAAATATTAGATTATTGAGGAGAAGAAAAGATTAATAATATTTTTAAGGAGGATTAAAAATGGAAAATACAATTTGAGATGAATTTATAAATTTAGGATACATTATTCAAAAACCTAATAAAGACAAGCAATACTTTTTAGTAAAACAATTTTCAAATTATTCAAAGTTTATTTTTATAACTAGAAATAAAAAATCTGTCAAAGTAGAATGTAAAATATTAAAAAATACTAATTATACAGATTCTTATATAGATGTAAAAGAAGGAAATTTATTAATTAATTTATTTGATGATATTTGAAATATAAAAGATTACGAATTTTTAATGATAGAGTAAAATAATATTGTATTATATAATGTAATTTAAAACTGCTTGTTTAATAACTCGACCAAGCAAAATAATAAGTTAAATAAAAAATAGGAGAATTTGAAAAATGGGAATGTTTAAAAACACTCAAGGGATTACAAAGATTGTATTCCAACCAAAATTAGCAGCTCATTGTTTTTGCCCTTTAGGTGAGCTATACTGTAAAAAAGAGGCTGAAGGTACAGGTAAGAAACAAATGTTACCTCATTACACTAATCATTTTAAAATTACATTTATTCCAAATAAGTTAGTTTGTGATTATTGTGATATAGAGGATTGGATTAGGGAAAATATCAATGATCAAACATTAATTATTGAAGATTGTGTTGATATGTTATTCAACCATATTAATACAACATATTCACCTGAATTTTTAAAGGTTGAATCATATGTACCTGACGCAGTTCATGGACCAGTAACAATTGAAAAGGAGACCATTTATTAAAATTATGAAAAATCTAATACAAAAATTAAAATCATTTAAAGCTAGTTCTTATATATTAGCAGTTACTATTTTCTATGCTATGGGCAGTTTACTAATTAATCTTATGGCAGTAAAAACAATGGGATATTATGAACCTATTGATTTTGATAAAGGATTATTTGGTAACCCTATTATTCCAATTACCACAGCAGGAACTTGTATTTCTTGGTTAGTATTTGGAGCTATTGATGTAATTACTGAAATTAGAGGTATAAAAGGAGCCGTTCAAAC